GGTAAAGCATTGACAGCCCGAGGGTTGGACGGCCGCACACTTTCCATAGCTACAGAGTTGAAATCGAGGTTACCATGGCGTCCATCCGTCAGGCTGCAAAGGTTTTGGGCGTCAGTCGCGTTGCCCTCCTGAAGGCGGCGAAAACCGGGAGTCTCAAGCTGAATCCCGACGGAACCGCCAACCTCGAAACCATACGGGAATCGGAGTGGTACCGCAACCGGAAATCGCGGAAACCATCCGGTAACAAGCCCGAGCCCCAGGTTGACTTGTCCGGTATCGACAAGATCGACCTCGAAAAGAAACTCATCGCCGAGAGAACCGAAGCGCTCCGCCTCGACAACGAGGAGCGTAAAAAGAATCTGCTCAGAGCCGACGAGGTGCGCGGAGCAATGGAAGCCATCATCTCCACCACGCGCTCCCATCTCCTCCTGCTCCCGGCGAAGTTGAGCCATCGCGTATCGGCACTGACCGATCCCGCTGAATGTCAGGCGGTTATCGACGCGGAAATCAAGGCGGCTCTCAAGGCATTGAGCGAGACGAAGTTTGATGAATGACGGCATACAGCGTAGCAGCGGAGGCAATGCGGGTATTCGCACCGCCTCCGGATTTGACGTGCTCTCAGTGGGCCGACCAGTACAGGCAACTATCAGCCGAGAGTAGCTCTGAGCCGGGCCAGTGGAAAACGCATCCGTTCCAGCGCGCCGTACTCGATGCCATTTCCGATCCGAGAGTTAGGCGGGTCGTAGTCAAGGCTTGCACTCAGGTCATAAAGACCGAGGCGATCCTTAACGGCATCGGCTATTTCGCGCACATGGACCCCGGCCCGATTCTGGTCCTGCAGCCGCGCGATGCAGACGCGAAGGCGTTCTCGAAAGAGCGCATCGCCCCGATGATTCGGGACACCCCGGTCCTCCGTGAGATATTTGCGGAGAGCAAGTCTCGCATCGCCGACAACACGATTGACCAGAAGATGTTTCGCGGCGGGATGCTGGCTATCACGTCGGCTGGATCCGCTCCGAACCTGGCACGTCGGGCGATACGGTTCCTGTTCTGCGATGAGGTCGACAAGTACGTCTCAACGCAAGAGGGCAACCCGATATCGCTGGCCCGTAAGCGGCTGGCGACATTCCGCCATCGAGCGAAAGAGATCCTGACTTGCTCCCCGACATACGAGGGCAGCGAGATCGACCGCGCCTATAGCCAGAGCGACAAGCGCGAGTATTACGTCCCCTGCCCCAAGTGCGGGCATATGCAATCGCTCATGGGGGCGTTTTACAAACAGGTTCGCTTCTGCGAGTTCGGCACGGTCGAAGAGCGGGCGGCGTCAGCGCGGTATCACTGCGTTGCCTGTGATGCGCCGTGGACAGAGGCGGGACGCAAGGCGGCAGTAGGGCGTGGCGAGTGGCGCGGCGGCGCGTTCAATGGCGTGGCCGGTTTCTGGATTTCGGAACTATATAGCCCGTGGAAAACCTTGGCCGAAATCGTCCACGACTTTCTGACGAAGAAAGACAACCCGTCAGAGCTACAGACGTTCGTCAATACGTCACTCGCCGAGAACTGGGTTGAAAAGGGCGAGGCCCCGGAGTGGGAAACCCTATCGGCTCGTCGTGAGCCATACGACCCCGGCACGGTGCCAGCCGGCGGATTGCTACTGACGGTCGGCGTCGATGTTCAGCGCGACCGGGTGGAACTTGAGACGGTCGCCTATGGCCGTAACCGGGAATCGTGGTCGGTTGACTACCAAATCATACCGGGACGTATCAGCGATCCAGAAGTAAGGGCCGCACTAGAAGCGTACCGGGCGTCTACGTTCACGCATGAGAGCGGTGCGGAACTTCCGATCTCGCGGATGTTCATCGACAGCGGCGACGGCACGACGACGAACGATGTCTACGAGTGGGTGCGGACTCAGCCGGTCGGCCAGGTCGTGGCGATCAAGGGATCAGATAAGGGCTTACTCCCTGTCGGCCAGCCCTCGCCGGTAGATGTTACGGCTGGTGGGAAGAAGATCAAGGCGGGCCTGAAGATCCGCATGATTAACGTGGCGTTCTTCAAGGCGGAATTTTACGCCGACCTGAAGAAGCGCGCGCCTACCGAGGATGAGATAGCGCAGGGTTACGGCTATCCTCCCGGCTATTGCCACTTCCCGAGCGGCGGCAACTACGGCGATGAGCATTACAAGCAGCTTTGCGCTGAGCAACTCGTATCGCACCGGAACCGGAAGACGGGCCGCACCAAGACCGAGTGGCAGCAGATGCGGGCGCGCAATGAGGCGCTCGATTGCAGGGTGTATGCCCGCGCCGCCGCATGGGATCTTGGGCTTGATCGGATGCAGGATAAGCACTTCAAGGCTTATGAGGCGCAGATAGAGGCGCTCAAGCCCAAGCCGAAGGATGCGGAGCCGACACCGGCCCCGCGTCCCGTGCGGCATGAATCGAAATGGTTGGGAGGCAGAGAACGAGGATGGCTGAGAAGATGAGGGGGCGCAAGCCAAAGAACATCGACGAGGGATTTGTGGCCGCCATTGAGGGGCCCGCGCCAGATCCCGTGCGCTACAAGTACCTGAACGTCATGCTCTCCAATGCCGCCGACATCAACCGATTCGGCGACGAGGGATGGGAGCTTGTATCCGTCATACCGGCCCCGCTCGATAGGGCTGTGTTCTATTTCCGCAAGAGGGTTTAATGGCGACATCTTGGACGGCATCCGATATCGAAGCCCTTGAGGCGGCGATAAAGGGCGGAGCCCTGCGCGTCCGCTTCCCCGATGGGCGCGAGATCCAGTACCACACGCTCACAGACATGATGACACTCCTCCGTACCATGCGCGAAGAGGTAGCCGGGGAGACCACGACAACCACGCGCACCACCTACGCCGTCACCTACAAGGGATAACGTGAAAGCAAATTGGTTAGATAAAGCTATCGCGTGGACATCCCCCGCGTGGGGCGCGAAGCGCATCCGTAACCGCATCGCCGCTAACGTGCTGTTCTCGTATGAGGGCGCAAGGCGCGACAGGCGCACCGGCGGATGGACTACGGCGGGGACGAGTGCCGATGCAGAGATCGGCCCCGATCTCGTCACCCTGCGCGACCGGAGCCGGGATCTTGTCCGCAACAACGCATACGCCTCCGCTGCCGTCGATGAGCTTGCGGCTCAGTGCGTTGGAACCGGCATCACCGCGCAGCCGAAGAATCCAAGGTTGGCCGAGGCGTGGAAGCTCTGGATTAATGAGTGTGACGCCTACGGGCAACAGGACTTCTACGGCCTACAGGACCTGGTGGCCCGTACCGTCATTGAGTCTGGCGAGTGCCTCATCCGTATGCGCCCCCGCAAGAGCGATGACGGCCTGCGGATTCCGATGCAGATTCAGGTCTTGGAGCCTGACTACCTCGACCACAACAAGACCGGCAAGAACGGAGCGAACCGCGTCATTCAGGGCGTGGAGTTCGACCCCATCGGGCGGCGCGTAGCCTACTGGCTCTTTGGCGACCACCCCGGCGACAACGACTCGTTCGGGAGATTCACCTCGCAGAGCTACCGCGTCCCCGCCGAGGGCGTCCTCCATGTCTACCGCAAGCGCAGAACACAGGTGCGCGGCGTGCCGTGGTTGGCCCCGGTGATGATGTCGCTTCGGGATCAAGACGAATACTTCGAGGCCGCCATCGTCAAGAAGAAGATCGAGGCGTGTTTCTCGGCAATTGTCGTGCAGAACGAAGGCCCGGACATCAACCCGGTCGGAAGTACCGCAACCAATAGCGACGGCCAACTTGAGGAGAGCATGGAACCGGGAATGATCCGGTACTTGCGCCCCGGCGAGGACATCAAGTTCGGTGCGCCAGCAGGACAGGGCGACGGATACCGCGAGTTTATGCGGGATCTCCAGTGCCGCATTGCATCCGGTATCGGCGTCACCTACGAGCAGCTTACGGGCGACCTGTCCAACGTGAATTATTCATCCTATCGCGCCGGCCACCTGTCATTCCGCACGAAGATGGATCAGTTCCGGTGGCTCTGCCTCGTGCCGATGTTCCTAAATCCCGTCTATAAGTGGTTTGTCAATTACGCCGTCGCCTCTGGATTTGGCCCGGAAATCAACTACGGCGTCGAATGGTCAATGCCGGGATTCGCCAGCGTTGATCCCGAAAAGGACGCGCGCGCATTTGTAGCCAAGATCCGCAGTGGCCTCAAGACCTGGCCCCAGGCTGTCGGCGAGGAAGGCTATGACCCCGACGAGCAACTAGGGCAGATCGCCGAGTGGAACAAGAAGATTGATGCAACCGGGGCCGTTTTCGACTGCGATCCCCGCAAGCGCACGGCAGCGGGGCAACGGGTGACGGTTGATAACGCCGCAGGAGTTCGAGAGGCGAAAGGAGAGATCGATGGGGAAAATTAAAGTTCCAATGCAGATGCTTGGGGCTGAGATCCTTGCGGCCGAGTCCGAAGAGGATCGGCGCTTCAAACTCAAGTGGTACACGGGCGCGACCGTCCCGCGATACTCATGGGATGAGGGCTCCTACAAACTCACGCTGTCGATGGAGCCTAAGCATATCCGCATGGGCCGCTTGACCTCCGGCAAGGCTCCGCTCCTCAACTCGCATTCGAGCTACGACCTTTGGAACGTCATCGGCGTTATCGAATCCGCCGACACCGACGGCAACGCCATTGCCCGCATGAGTCCCCGCGCCGAAGTCACCCCGTTCTGGGAGGACGTGAAGGCGGGCATCATCCGCAACGCCAGCGTAGGCGCGCATATCCACAAGCTTCAGGACGTGAGCAAGAAGGACAAGGAAGGCAACGTCCTTGAGCGCGCCTATCTCGCCACAGATTGGGAGCCGATGGAAGTTTCCCTTGTGCCCATCGGCGCAGACCCCAGGGCCGGTATGTCGGCCAATCTCGAAGACAAGGAAAGATTCACGGAAGCCGAGATCGTCTCGGTTTCCTTCACCGGGGCTTCGGCCCGCTTGGAGACCACCATGAAGGAAGACACCGCTCTGGCGGGACAGGAAGCCCGCACCAAGAAGGAAGAGGAAGAGAAGATTGCCGCCGAGGCCGCCGAGGCCGAACGGAAGCGCATCATCGAAGCCGGGATCGCAAAGGAACGCGCCCGCGTGCAGGCGATCAACGCCACTCTGAAGGCACTTGGGTTGCCGCAGTCCTTCGGAAGCATTCACATCGAGAAGGGCACGGACGCCGACACCTTCAACAAGCTCGCCATTGACAAGAAGGCCGAGGAGCTTAGTATCCCTCCCACTCCCCCCACTGACGGACACTCCCCCGCCGAAGTTCTGACTGACGAGGCCGACAACAGGCGGCGCGGCATGGTCGGCGCGATGCTGAACCGCTTTGAGGAGGGATCGTGGGCGTACATCGAGAAGGAGAACGACTTCTCCTTCGACGCCAACAAGAAGAGCAAGTTGTGGGATGGCTCCCGCCCGTACATGGGGATGAGCCTGCTTGACTGCGCGAAGGAATGTCTGACCGCCAAGGGCATCCGGTGGCAGTCGAAGAACCAGAGCGAGATCGTTTCCCTCGCGTTCCAGTCCACCAGCGACTTCCCGTACATTCTGGCCGACAGCGCGAACAAGACCCTGCGCGCCGGGTACGAACTGGCCCCGAGCCCGTGGAAGCTCATCTCCGCGCAGCGCAGCGCCCGCGATTTCAAATCGCAGTATGAGCTGACGCTCGATTCCAGCGTCCGTCTCGGGAAAGTGCCGGAGTCCGGCGAGTTCTCGCGCGGCTACCTGACGGAAGGGCGTGAGACATGGAAGATCGCCCCTTACGGTCAGATTATCGCCGTGACCCGTCAGGCCGTTATCAACGACGATCTCGGGGCGTTCACGCGCATCCCCTTTATGCTCGGACAGGAAGTGGCCGCGAACGAGGCCGATATTGTGATCGGGCTCATCGTGGCGAATGGCAACATGGCCGACAACGTGGCCCTGTTCGAGGCGAACACCCACAAGAACTATGTCGCCTCCGGTTCCGGTGCCGCGATCTCCGTGTCCTCGCTTGCGGCCACCGCGCTCAAGATGATGACGCAGACCAGCCCCGGCGGGAAGCCCCTCTCGCTCATGCCGAAGTACCTGCTGGTCCCAGCCGCCCAGGCGACGTTGGCCGTGCAGTACACCTCCAGTACCCCCGCCGTTACCGAGGCGGCGAAGGTGAACCCCTACGCGGGCCAGTTGATCCCGCTGGTGGAACCCCGGCTCGATGCCAACAGCATCACCGCCTACTGGTATCTGTTCGCCGATCCCATGAGCGCGAACGGCACCGTGCTGGTGTACTCCTACCTCGCCGGTCAGAGTGGCCCCACGACCGAGACCCGCATGGGCTTCGACGTGGACGGCATGGAAATCAAGGTGCGTGAGGACTTCGGCGCGGGCGTGGTGGACTATCGCGGCGCTGCGATGAACCACGGCTCCTAGAACTACGGCTCCTAACTTTTCCCAATAATCATTGACAGGGGCGGCTCCCGATTGGGGGCCGTTCCTGTTTATGGAGACATCGTATGAAGAACTACATTTCCGAAGGCAAGTTTTTGAATGTCGCCTGCACTCACCCCTCCGCCCCCAATTCCGGCGACCCCGTTATTTTCGGAGCGATCCCCGGCGTGGCCGTCACGGATGAGGGCGACGGCGGCAACGCTTCTACGGATACCACTGTCTGCACCAGTGGCATTTTCAAACTCAGCGTGAAGGGCCACAACGGCAGCGCCAACGCGGCTATCACTGCTGGCGCGCTCATCTATTACAAGAGCACTGCAACCCCAGTCCTCAACCTCGACAACAGCGGGGTTGCCTTTGGTTATGCGCTCGAAGCCGTTGATTCCGGCGCGACAAGCACCATCAAGGTTCTCATCAAGTAGATGTTCGACTTCGCCGCGCATAATCCGGTTTTCCTTGCTACGTTCGGGGAGTCCTTTTCCCTCGTGCGTAACATCGACTTGCTGGATGCCTCCCCAGCAACGGAACCCTTTCAGGCCATCAATACCGCTTTTGACGCGCTTGAGGGGGTTCCCCCTGGGGATCTCAGTTCGTACCTTCGCCTGTGGGTAAACGTCGCCGATTTCACAACGCTACCCGCGAAGGGTGATGAAGTGCTGACGGCGACGACCGCCTACAAGATCTCCGATATCGACCGCGACGATTCAGGCGGAATGCTCATGCTGTGCAGATTCGATAGGGCATTGGATGGCGAATAACAAGCCGGTCAACATCTACGTCAAGAAGAAGCTAGAACTTGGAAAGCTCAACTTCACGCAGCGGCAAATGCTTGCCGTTGGCAATGCCGGGTTGAACTCCATCAAGGCCCGCACGAAGAAAGCCTTGGATGCCGAGGACAAGCCCGCGAAGCTCAAGAGCAAATCGTGGGCGCGGATCAAGGCACGTCACGGCCTCCGCAACGTGAAGGATCTTCGCGGCACGGGCCAGATGCACACGGACAGGATAGCTGCATTCCGTGGTCGCGTGGCTAAGACCAAGCGCAAGCTAAAGAACGTCGGCCACCTCATGGACCAGATTCTTGTTCGCAGGGTCAGCGAGAATCGGGCCTACATCGTTGAGCCAACTACGGCTCCGGGGCGCATGAAAGCGCGTGGCAACGCGGGAATGCTCATGCTGTCGCCTACCGATCAACGCGCCATCAAGGACGCCGCCGGTCGCGCCTTCGCGCAGATTAAAAGCGGCCTCATAAAGGTCTACGCCAGAAAGCCCAAATAATGCTCAAGCCCTCTGACCTCCGCGACGATCTCGTTACATACCTCCGCTCCATGCCCGATCTCGTTCAGGCTATGGACGGCGACCCGGAGAATATCTTCGCGCACGTCAACGAGTACCCAATCGGGGAAAACTTTGATTCGGCCCTGCGGAATCTGAAGTCCCCGCGCCTCATGGTGCGATACCGCTATCCGGGGCAAGCCGCTGAGGGCATGGGCCATTCGCACACGCTGAGCATCTACGCGCGCCCCAAGGCGGGGCACACCTACGAGGATCTCTTGGATCTCATCGTGAACGGCACGCCAACAGGTAGGCCGGTGTCATTTGAGAACGATTGCTTCAACGATGATGTATGCCCCGCCGCCTTTACTTTCTCGGAGCCGGTGCCGGACGAGGAAGGAACTGAGTTTTTGCAAATCGACATTTCTGTTGACGAACGATAGGAGACGCCATGCCTGCCAATGAAAGAGAAATTCTTATAGGGTTCGGCAAGAATTGCCAGGATGACCTTGAAACGGCCAATACGGCGGCTGGCATCATCCGGCTTTCGAAGCTGAACGCATCGAATATGTACCCGCGCCTTGTGACCGAGAACGACGCGGAGGAATTCGGCAAGGGACATGAGTTCGCAACCGCCGTGTACAAGACGTATTGGGATGTTTCGGGCCAACTCGAAAAGTACCTGTCCTCCGAGTTCGCCGCGTGGGTCATGGCGTTCAGCTTGGGCAAGGTCGCGAAGACCGGCACGCCCCCCAACTACACCTACACCTGTACCCCACTTGACCCGGTCACCGATGGTATCGAGCTTCCGTCCTTTTCATTCGTCGAACAGATGCGCCCCGGCGCGTCCGCCATCGTGGATTTCGTCAACGTCGGGTGCTGCGTCGAGGGGTGGAATCTGACCATCGGCAGCGGACCCGGCAGGGCCAGCGCAAAACTTGTGGCCGATATCGTGGGGACCGGCAATTTCACGGAGCCTTCCGCGATCACGCTTCCCGCCGCAACCACGGAGCATTTGCTCCCGGCGGCCAGTGCTGCCGTCACGATCAACTCCGTCGATTACGTCACGGCCAAGAACTTCGTTTCCCTCGAAGCGGGATGGAAAAACAACATCCGACTTGACGACGGCTTCTATCCCGGCTCGGGCACCAACGAGGGCGCGGCAATCAGAGGCCGCATGGAAGTAGGCAACCGCGAGGCGTCCCTGCGGTTCACGGCCAGGTTCGACGATACCAGCCTTGAGTACACCAAACTGAAGGCGCAGACGGAAGGCACGGCTGTAATCACCCTGACCTACGGGGACAATGACTCCCTGACCCTGACGTTTCAGCGCGTCCAGTTCGGCATGGTGGAGCGGTCCTCACAGAACGGAATCGTGACCGTCGATGTGACTTGCGTCCCGTTGTACCACAGCGTCAACAAGCTCCTGACCGCCGTGTGCGAAACCACGATTGATGGTATCGCCGAAGAGGAAGCGTAGCCCCATTCCCAACTCGAAGTAACGGCCCCGGCAACGGGGCTTTTTCATTGGAGGCAACCAATGTTCGATTCTGCACGACCTATCACGCTCAAGCTCCAAACCCCCGATGGCCCCAAGTCCGTCTCCGTCCGATTCCCGTCCGATGAGGAATGGACGGAGCGGCAGCGGGCCCGGAAGATCGTCACCAAGAGCCTCGGGCGCGGGATGAGCAAATCCGATGTCCCCGGCCACGAGGAAGTGGACGAAGCCTTCGTCCGCAAGATCAAGGCCGACGGCCCGGACGTTGACTGCTACGAGGCAATGACCATCGTGGGCGTTCTGTCCCGTTGCGATGTTACGGATGTCGAGCGGGACGGCGCGGGGTACATCGTGCGCATGGCGATACCCGGCGGCGAGGCGTCCGTAGCAATGCGGATGCCCACGGCGCGCGAGATATACGCCTTTCGCCGTGAGTACGTTTCCGCCGTCGAATTGCCGCACGGGAAATCCTCCACCAGCGTAAACCTCGAAGCTGCGGCGCGGTTGTTTGATGCACTCTCGGGGGAGACAACCGGCTACGCCAGCCCGGTCCCCATCATCCACAAAGAGGCGGCACTCGTCGCCATGATTGCAGAGTTCGAGTCGGGTCTCGGGGTATCCGACGACAACCTGTTTTGATCGACAGTGGCCAGAGCGTCCGACCCTGCGATACCTCGCATATTGGATGCTCCGGCGCGATCAACTCTGTGACCCGCATATCTGCCCCGACCGCGAGGACCACGAGGAGCGGTGCGCGTCCTGCCCGCTCGATAGGCTAGACGCGGCCCTTGCCGGTAACACCGGGGGGTTGATCCGCAGGGCAACGGACATGAAAGCGATCATGTCCTCGGGAATCACCGTCACACTGGACGAGATCAACGCGGATGAGCTTTACGCAATGCTCATCGTGCAAGAAGAGCGCGACCGCTTAGAAGAGGAACGGCATGGCGACGGGCAAAGATAAATTCGAACTTGTAATCGAGGTGAACTCCGCTCAGGGGAATGCCGCGATCAAGGGCGTTAATCAGAATTTATCCGACCTCGAAAGACGCGCCGTGTCTTCTTCGCGTGGCGCATCCTCCGGCATCGACCGCATGACGGCATCTATGTTCAAGGGTGCATTGGGGGCGCAAGCCCTCTATGGTGCGGCCATCAAGGCGGCACAGGGCATTAAGGAACTAGCGAAGGAGTCTATCGGCCTCGCAATGGATGCCATCGAATCCGAGAGCCTTTTCGCGAACTCCATGGGCAAGATGACAAATCAAGCCCTCAAATGGAGCAAGGATCTCAGCAAGTCGCTAGGGCTAAACGAGTACGAACTTCGCAAGAATATCGGCACCTTCAACGTCATGTTTACCGCTATGGGCATCGGGGCCGAAAAGGCGTTCGAGCTTTCGCGCGGCCTGACGGAACTGGCCTATGATATGGCGTCGTTCTACAACCTTCGCCCCGAAGAGGCGTTCGACAAGCTCCGCGCCGGGATCACGGGCGAGACGGAGCCGTTGAAGCGATTGGGCATTCTGGTTGACGAGGCGACCGCCAAGACCTACGCCTACAAAACCGGCATTGCCGCTACCGGAGAGCAACTTACTCAGCAGGAAAAAGTCCTCGCCAGGTATGCGGCCATCACCGCGCAGACTGCCGTCGCGCAGGGCGATCTTGCCCGGACAATGGAAAGCCCCGCAAATCAGCTCCGGGTACTGCAATCCATCACGGAAGAAGCGAAAACGACATTTGGCATGGCGTTTCTGCCCACGTTGTCGCTCGTTATGAAGGAGCTTACCGGGTTCGCTGGCAAAGCGGAGACGGTCAACGAGAACCTTGTTTTCATGGCGAAGGTCATCGCCGCCGTGCCGATGGGATTTTATACCGCCGTCCGCGCCGTTGCCGATTTCCGCGTGGCGCTGCTCGATCTGGACTTGCAACTTGCGAAAAAGATACCGCTCCTCTACCCCAAGGCATACGTTGACAGCCTGAAAGAGCAGAGGATGGAAGCCCTCAAGGTTGCCATCGAGTACAACGCCAAGATGGACACCTTGCGCGAATCGGTCAACGCCGTCGGCAAATTCGACTATGACGCCGCGAAAGCCGCCAGCTTGGTAGCGCAGGCCAACGCCGAAGCGGCTGCGGCCATCGACAAGCGCGCTACCGCCATGGATAGGCTAATGTCCAAGCAATACATCAACGCCGACGCCGTCCGCGCTGGAGCCGCCTCTCGCGCCGCTATTGGCCGCGTAGATGCACTGACCACGCTCCCCGGATTCTCCGGTATCTCGCCCGAAGCCGCGCAAATCGCCATCGACTCTCAGTCAATCGCCAATGCCAGCGACGAGGCATTCGTGGGCGGATGGGTTGCGCGCCGTGAGAATGCCGCGCTGGCGATACAGGAGCAGAACGAGAACATGATAGCCGCGCAGATGCGGCGGGACGGCAACTATCAGGGGGCGCTTGAAATCGAACTTGCCCAACTGGAACGGCTCAAGGCTGGATACGAAGGCAATGCCGAAGCAATCGCGGCCCTTGAGGAACAGAAGAAGCTCAAGATCATGGATGTGAACCGCGAAATCGCCGACAACGCCAAGAGCGAATTTGAGCGTTCCGCGCAGACCATCGAAGGATTCTTCAACCGCGTCTTCATGAACGCCCGCAGTCTCAGCGATATGTGGAAGCAACTGTGGGGCCAGCTTGCGAACTACGCCGTGCAGCAGATGGCGCGCATGGTAGCGGCGTCTGTCGGCGGTTATCGTCAGGCGGCGGCTCCTGCCGGTGGCGGCATGGCGGCGATGATCCCATCCATCTTCGGTGGTGGCGGTGGTGGCGGTACCGCAAGCGCGGGCGGATATGGCGGCGTCGGCACCCCTCCGTTTGTTGGGGGAGGCACTGGTAGCGGGATGCTCGGCATGAGCAACCTTGCCGGATACAAGGGATTCCTCGGCATGACTGACAAGATCGTCCCCAACGCCCTCGGCCTCGGCCAGTCCGCTATCCCGTTCTCGTCGCTCTCCATGGGCGGCAAGATCGGACAGATGGCGTCCTCCCCTGCGGCAATGATGGGCGGGGCGATGCTCGGCATGGCAGGGATGAAGCAAGGCGGACCCCTCGGCATGGCGATGACTACGGGCGGGCTTGCTCTCAGCGGATGGGCCATCGGCGCGAAGATCGGCGCAATCGGCGGGCCTTGGGGCGCGGCCATTGGCGCGGCTGTCGGGGCCGGGCTTGGCTTGATTGGCCTATTCCGCAAGTCCCCCGAGGAGAAGCTCAAAGAGAAAATCAAACAGGCATACGGCGTCAACATCCGCGACAAGGGCGTCCTGCAACAAATCCTGTCCGTGGCCCAAGGATTCGGCGGCAACCTCGACATGGCAATCCGCCATAAAGATGTCGTGGAGCTTATCAGCCTGTACGCGCAGACCACGAACCAAACAATGCGCGGTGCGCCGAAGCAGATGTCCTCGGCAACGCTCATCCAGTCGGGCGGCTCCTTGTCGATGGCGGCGTCCTACACAAACGGCACGCCCACAATGGGGAGCCTACCGGGGGCCGGTATCGACAATGTTCGGGCGACTGGGGCATCGGGCGGGACGGTTATCAATATCACCGTGCCGGGAGCAAAGGAGTTCTTCGAGAAAGAGACCGTCACCGTCATTGCGAAGAATGGCCGCACTGTATCCACCGCCAATGCCAGCGCGGCGACGGGCAATTTCTGGCGTACTCAAATGGCGGCAACGCTGCTTAAACCGGGGCTTGTGACAAGTTAAGGAGAGACCATGCAAACCAGAACCGTCAAACTCAGTTGGACAGCCGCCGCCGATGGCAGCGTTGCGGCCATTCCGATGTCGCTTGCGAATTACAATTTCCTCAAGGGCTACGGCTATCTGCTCTATGCCATGACCACAAACCCCGGCTCGACCGCCCCGACCGACAATTACGACATCGTGATTGAAGACGCGGACGGAACCGACGTTCTCGGGGGTGCGGGAGCGAACAGGGACGCGGCAAACACAGAGACGGTGCAGCCGCTTATCAATGGCCTTCCTGCGCCCTATCCGATGGACGGCGCACTGACGGTAAAGATTTCCGGTAATAGTGTCAACGCCGCCACCGGGACGATCACTCTTATTTTCGTGGGGTAAGCGATGCCTATCGAACGAGTGCAAGGAGAGAGCCGCCTCGAGCGCGTCCTCATGCTGACTGGAGCGTTCCGCCAATTCCACGGCTACGACATCCCCCCGCAAGAGGTGGCCGAACTCTACAAGCTCTACACCCAGACCGGCGGCCCGTCGTGGATCGACCACACCAACTGGTTCGAGAACAAGCAGTGCGCCACTTGGTTTGGCCTGACGGTGGCCGGTGGGCGGGTGAAGGAGATTAAGCTAAACGCGAATAATCTGGTCGGGGCATTGCCGGGTGGTTGTCTGAAGGGTTTCGGGGCGCTAACTCATTGGAATACAAATAACTCCGCAGGGCTTACGGGCACCATCCTACTAGGTGATATTCCCGTTGGGGCGACATCGGTATATATCAATAACTCTCAAATAGCAGCGCAAGGCTTATTGGCCGATTTGCCCGCCGGAATTGGTGTTTTTTATGCCCATGCGACTCCATCAAATATCACTGGCGCGCTGTCGGATGTTGGCGCACTGGCTAATTACCTTAGCATTTACTCGACATCCGGTGTGGTTACCGGAGGTGCCGTACCGATGAGCAATATCGGGGTGGTCAGGCTGGACCTGTATTCGCTAGCGGCTGCAACAACTGCCTCTAAGGATTCCATCATCGAGCGCATCTACGCCGACCGCGCCCTGTTCACCAATGCCGCCCACGTCCTCAATATCTCCGGCGGTGGAGCCTTAACCGGCGTCTATCAAACCTCTGCCGCCCCCGCAACGCCAGCGGAGAAAGCCTATGCGCTGGTGAATGATCCGAACGGTGAAGGATTTTTGAAATGGGCTATAACTCTATAGGAGCTTGCAATGCCAGTAACATACCTCCACGTCCTCAACGGTGAAATCGTCGGGGAGATCACTTCCGACGAAAAGGCCACGACCCACCTTCCCCCGTTCGACGGGAAGTACTGTCATGAGTTGATCAGGAAGGATCGGATTGAGACCACGCTGAAAGAGAGCCTCAGTCTTGCCACGAAAGAGGCGGCATTCCAGAAAATTGGGTTGGTGGATAAGAGGGCGGAGGTCGCGCCGGTCACGAAGGAATTGTAATGCCCGGCTCTGTCACAACCTCCACCGCTACGACCGTGCTTCCGCTCTCGCTATGCACCGCGTTCGAGGAGGCGCGAGAGTTTCCCGGCGCGGGGAACGAGTACCGCAACGGCGAGTTCCAAGGCGCGGCAGAGGCGACTACGAGTCGGCGTCGATGGCGGCTATCAAAGCGCATCACGCCGACCACGCTTGCCACGCTGCGGACGTTCTACTTTGCGCGGAAGGGGCCGCACGCAGCATTTTATTTCTACTACCCCTTTTCGGAACACGACCCTACCGGAGCAAGCGCGACGGGGCGCTACCTCGTCCGCTTTGATTCGGAATGGCAGCAGGAATCCTTCATTGCACGCATGAACACAAACCTTCAACTCATCGAAATTGCATAGGAGATTGGCATGGCACTGAAACTCAGCACGGCAGTAAAGAACGCTCGACTTGACTCCATTGAATCGACCATCGGCGCGGCGGCAGTCCTCAAGATCCGATCTGGAGCGGCTCCGGCTGCGATCACGGACGCTGACAGTGGCGACGTACTCGCCTCCCTCACGCTTCCCTCTGACTGGATGGCGGCGGCCTCGAACGGCACCAAGGCGCTTTCGGGAACGTGGCAGGATACCAGCGCCGACGACGCAGGGACCGCCGGTCACTTCCGCGTCTACGCTAGCGACGGGACAACTCAGCACATTCAGGGTTCCATTACGGCGACGGGCGGCGGTGGTGATATGACGCTCGACAACACGTCGATTGCGGCAGGCCAGAGCATCACGATCACCTCTTTCACCCTGACGGACGGGAACTAAGTAAATGGCCTACACGGTCTATTACAACACGCCGGGGACGATCCTCACCTATACGCAGATGCAAGCGGAGTTAGCCGCGCTTGCATCTGCGAATAGCTGGACGTACATCGACTGCGGAGACTCGGCCCAAGGCCGCGAGATCGGAGGCGTTGTCGTCAATGGGGCATCATACACAAAGACGGTGCTGATTGATGCTGCGGTTCATGGAATCGAGAATAAGTCCGCCTTGGCTGCGGTGGACTTCCTCCATTATCTGGCGGCCAACCCGTCTGTTTACTCCAGCACTCGCTTTGTTGTTGTGCCCATCCTTAACCCAGATGGGTACGCTGCGTCATCGAGGAAGAATGTAAACGACACCACAGATGATGATCTTGAGCCATGGCCCCGTTACGTCGATATCAACCGAAACTTTTCCAGGTTTTGGGCTGGCGGGCATTCGTCTACAACGCCAAGCGCGGATTACTACTGCGGACCTGTTGGCGATTCAGAGCCGGAAGCCCAGGTACTGCTTGCCTTATTTACTACCTATGAACCAGATTTGTACATTGACCTGCATACCGACCTCGATCAGGTCATGTCTGGAAGGCCGAACTATGCCCCACTGAAGGTCGCCATCGACGCGGATATGACCACCAACGAGTTCACGCCCTATTCGTGGGTGATGAATTATATGGATGGGACTACCGTAAGCGCGGCAGAGTCAAGTGGCGTTGATGGGTATATAGTAGAGCTTGGCCCCGGAGAAATCCATTATGAAGTGAATCGTTGTATCTGCGCCTTGAAGTCGTTTATAGAGTCGCACGATGCAGTCACTTTCGATTCGATGAATGATTTCTCTGAAGACCAGAACTGCGTTTCGTGGATGCGGTTCAATTCCGGGTATTATTCCGCCGAGGCTGGAATTGATTGGCTGGAGAAGAATGATTTTGCGTGCCTTGCCCATGTTATAAGTACAACTATTAAGGCCGAGGGAGATCAATCAGTTTCAACAACCGCATACCCACGGCTTATTGACGCAAATCTTTCATCGGATTTCCCTTTTAAGTACGGCAGTTCAAACCTGGAACTTGGAATTACGGGCAGGGTATATCTGACCAGTGTTCCAGCAAGCGGGTCAAGGATTTATCTATGCACAAAATATGATACATCTAGCAAGCGATGCTTCGCGCTGGTACTCGGGAATAATGCTGGCACGTTTGAATTGCGGGCACTCGTTGGCACAAGTAACGGGACGGCATATCAGGAATATCTGCTCTGTTCTATCGGCTCCTCTCCAATTAATTCTTGGCTCTTTTATGGCTTTGGTTATAGCGGAACTGACGACTCTTGGTATGCTGCGGGTTACAGCGACTCCGGGTTGCTTGGTTCTGGCAGTGGAACTTTTAGTTCATCGATCTGTCTCACGGAAGCCCCGTGGGCGATAGGATGCTTCCACGCTAACAATGTTAGGTCGGGAGTCGCTGTTGCCGTTGGATATATCGACGAAACGGTATTTTTCAAAGAGAAACTTTCGCCGACAAAAATCTCCGATATCTGGGCGCAGGAGTACACGGCGAATACTTCTGGCGTAACCGGCACCCTCGCCGCAACGCTCACCGATTCCACCTCAAGTTCCACGGGTGCGGTCGCCATTTCCGGGGCATCGGCGCAGACTCTTTCCGATTCCACCGTATTGGCGACTGGCAATGCCCCCATTGTGGGATCTCTCGCGCAGACGCTTGCATCCGCTACCCTGTCCGCATCGACAAGCTCCGGTCTATCTGGTGCGCTGGTGTCAACTCTTGCTGATGCTGCGAGCGCGGCAACTGGAACTGTTGCGATAGTGGGGAGTCTTGCGACCACACTTGCAACTGCAACCGTCGTTGGTGCGGGAACCGTTGCCGTATCGGGCTCGCTTGCATCGACTCTTGAGGATGCGTCACTTTCGTCCGGCAGTTCGTCATCGGCCATTGGCGCGCTTGCGTCAACGCTTCAATCAGCTACAGTATCGGCCTCTGGCGTAGTTCCGGTTTCGGGGTCGCTATCAGTAACCCTCGCTACCGCAACGGCATCATCGACCGGAAACGTCGCCATCTCCGGAGCGGTATCGTCCACGCTCGCCGACGCCACACTGAGCGCGTATTTCGGCGATAGCACCCCGGCGCAATTATCATCTACGCTCGCATCGGCCACAATGGCCGCAACCGGCGAAGTCTCCGTCATGGGCGCACTGTCTGCGGCGCTGCAAGATGCCTTTGCTTCCGGGGCTGGGACGGTCGATATAGATGCAGAGTGCGCGGCCATACTCGCCGATTGCTCCATTGTAATCGCGGGCAGCGTGGCTATTGTCGGAGGCGGAAGCGCAACCCTTGCCAGTGCCACGTTGTCAGCGCGTGCCGGTGCGAATCTCGTACCCGATGCGCTACCAAGCCGCATAGTTCGCGTTGCCCGCGAAAACCGCATAGTCCGCGCATAAAGGAGCACCATGGATATCTTCATCCACGACCCCCAAGCTACGCTTGTCTACGGCATCGAATGGGCTGACTGGCTTGCCACCGGAGACAGCCTTGCCACATCGACATGGACGGCGGACGATGGGATAACTCTCGGCAACGATGAGCTAGACGGCACGGAAACCCGCGTCATTGTTTCGGGGGGAACAGACAAAACGAACTATCGCATTACGAACCACGTTATCTCCGCCCTCGGCCTCGAAGATGACCGATCAATTCTCCTGAAAGTGCGGCACCGCTAATGTCTGATACCCTCGGCAATATCACAGTCCCCGATTTCGAGGACTCAGGGGAAACCTTTCCCATTGTTCCTGATTGGGGGTACGGCTATGCCCAAGCGCCCCATGTCGTAGTGCATCAGTTCGGCAGCGGCAACGCCAAGATCGAACAGCGGTTCTATCAAGGCACCTCTGCGAAACGATTCACCGTGCGCCGCGCCAGACTGACGGCCCCGGAGCGCGTGGCCCTGCGAGATTTCTACGAGGCCCATACCCCGTATCAATCGTTCACCTACAATTGCCCCAGCGATGACGGCAGCACCACGACCGCCTACACGGTGCGATTCGCGGAGGAACCGCTTTCCTTTTCGGACCTGTCGGATTGCGTCTGCTCCACTGGCGTTACCCTGATAGAGGTGCCGACCACCGCGCCGACCTACGCGCTAAACTCCACCGTGACGCGCTTCCCGTCGGCGGCACTGGCGACGGCCCTACTGGATCAAGCGCAGGAGATCATCCCGCTTGTCAAGATCTCCCCGCGCGAATCGGGCTATCCCGCAATCTATGTTTCTGACCGTCGATGCACCGTAGGCACGCAGCTTTACGTCCCGCGCCTGTTGGACTTCGACGGCATATCGCAGGGGATCTCGGGCGAGTCCGATCAAGCCTCGTTCGTCTTCGGCAATGCCGACCGCGCCATGCGCGACCTCGCCAACGATACGAACCTCCTACGGGCCGGTGTGGAGTTCAGCCTTTTCCACGTTGGCACCGGGATCAAGTTGGACCTGTGGAAGGGCGAGGTGGTGTCGTGGGATATGGACGCGGGGCCAGAGTTCCGCCTGTCCTGCGCCGATGGCATCTACGAACTGACGCTGCCCTACCCATGCCGCCGCGTTTCCCGGACGTGCTGGAAATCATACAACGATGCGGCGGGGTGCCCCTACGCTACACAATCGACGGGACTTGATACGACGCACTTCCCATCGGTATCGGCGGCGTCGTGCGATAAGAGCTATGACGGCGCAAACGGATGCCTCGCGCACGGGATGAAGCGGTACTTCGGCGGGATTATCGCTGAGCCGCAGACGTTCAAGACCGGCAAGATTCTGTTTGGCCCCATGGTGACGAAATCCTTTGTCGCCGACAGCATCTACGAATCCGTATTGCCAGAGATCTACTGCAACAATCCGTCCTACAAGGACGAGAACGACGATACGAAATATGGAATGCCGGTCCAGTGCAAGATTGCAGCGGTGCGCGATGAACTGGATTTCTTCTCGGGCCTTGGCATCGTGGGTGAAGGGCCGATCACGTTCGGCACAGGACATACCATCGACGGCATCTATCACTACGGGCAGGGGACGAGTGGCCCGACCAATGGCCTAAAGACGCGGACCGGCACGGACCCGGCTGGAGCAACCGACTATTTCTCGCTCTATGAGGTGGGCGACACAACCTCGTGGCTCGGGTTTACGAATTGGCGCAAGGCTTACGTCTCTGCGGAGAACGCCACCTATAAAGATAATTTCTCTGCGGGGGCAGCCTGTCTCGTACTTAAGCGGAACGATGACGAAGGAGTGCAGCTATCCAAGGCGTCCGATCATGCCATGGAGGCCATTGTCACCTACGGCCTGCAGGGGTGGCGATGGACGGCGGCGGGTACGCGCTCATGGGGGAATCTGAGCAATCCCGTTTGGATCGTGGTCAACATGCTCCTTAAGGCCAAGGGAGCGAGGTACGCCACCGCCGCAGTCGCGGAAACCTATTTCGACGTTACCGCCGCAATTGCTATGGCCGCCATCTGCGATACGTCCGTCGCCAAGGTCATCGGCACGGGCAACGAAACCCAGTTCAGCTATCAGGGCGTCATCGGCGACGAACGCCCCTTGCGCGATTGGATCACGGATGTCTTGATGAACTGCAACGGCTATTACACATGGTCGTTCGGCAAGCTCAAGATCGGGATTCGCTCTAATTCAAGCGCAGTCGAAGCCTTCACGGATGGCAATATCCTTTTCCGCTCGCTTAACCTCGCTCCCATGCGCCCGTCATTCAACTACCTGACGGGGCAATTCAAGGATCAGGAGTTCCGCTTTCAGGATAATAACGTCTCGGTCTACGACGAAGACCACGCGAAGCTCGTAGGAGGCAGTGCGGCACCGCTCTACCTCAAGGCGCAGATTCCCCTGTCGGGCGCATCGACAAAGAGCCAAGCCGCGCGCATCGTTACGACCCGTCTGCGCGAGGAACTCGGCGGGATCACTGCCGCTCAATGGGCGGCGGCGCGCGAACTGTCATTCCGTACGACCATCCTTTCCCTCGCCGTCGAACCTGGGATGGTTTGCTCTATGACTCACGCCGATATGCCATCGGGTGCGGGGGAGTTTCGCGTTACGGGATGGCGGCTGAACAAGGATTACTCCATCGACATCGCGGGGCGCACGACCGTTGATGAAATGTACGACATGACGGTGGGGCCGAAGCCCGCAGATGTTGCCGCCGATCCCGTGCCGGTCGAGACTCCGGTGGTGGAGAGTCCGTTTGATCGGGTGTACACGGGGCTGGAATCGGATGGGAGCTTGCCCAATGGATCGGTAACGATTCCGAAGTTGAAGGTGGTGCCGTACAACCACAACCCCGATCCGCTATTCAATGATTCATCGCTATGGAACCTGACTAGCGTTTGGTCTATCGTCACCCGCGCGACCGGCAACGTGCCCGATCTCATGGACGTTCCGAAGGCAATGGTGCTTTACTCCACCGCATACAGCGGCACCGCCGATCAAGTTTTCGCTGGGCCCCGAATCGTCCTTGGCGGAGCTGGTCAGAAAATCAGACTGTCGGCCACGTTATACAATAATGCGAATTGGGCGGTGCGGGTCGGCCTCTATTACTACAACGCGGCGGGAACGTATCTCGGCGGAACCGCGCTTGATCTAGCGGCTGGGGGCGGCGTAAGCTCGAAGTCTGCTATCGGAACCACGCCAGCCAATACGGCATTTGTGCAAGTCTTCGGCTATGCCCTTACAAATGCGAGCGCGTTCTCTGGGCAGGTGGCCGCATCTAATATCCGCGTCGATCTCGCCGGGACAACCGACCTACTCGTAGACGATTCCGTCACCGGCCCCAAGGTACTCGATGGCACGTTGACCGACGATCATATCACCGTCACAACCCTGTCCTCCCTTGTCGCCAATCTCGGCACCGTAACAGCCGGGACGATCACGGGGACCACGTTCCGCACGGCTGCGGATGGCAGCGGGAATTACATCGAACTTTCGGGCACGACCATCAAGGGCAAGGACTCGGGCGGGAATGAGATTTGGAATGTGTACCCCGCGCAGGGGCCGCTCGCGCTCACCGATTTCGGGGACGCCAATTTTGAGAAGGCGATGACGTCGAGCTATTTCGACAACACCTCCGACTACACCACCTGGACCGATACCAGTGGGCAGCCCAATACAATTGAGGGGCGAGAGGCGGCCCGTGCCCTGGCGATGGCGTGGTATGCCGCAAACGGCGTCTCCATCGTTTCCGTCGGTCGATGGGACATCACTTCGTTGCTCCCGACCGCTCCGCGCTATGTCTTGATTGCCATAAGGGCGACGGTGGGCGCTACCTACAAGGCCGAGCCGATCATTGGGCCAGTGACCACGACTCTCGGGACGTGGGTATCCACTCCTGGCGCATGGCAGTTTACGTTCCTCCCCGCTGCGTCCACTGTCCGCACAGGCATCTTGGGGGCGGTTACAGACACGCGGATGATCATCGTCCCGACCCAGAAAATTGGCTCGGGCCTCTATATTCACAGGTCATATACGGGCTCCCTGACCGGGGTCAGTGGCGCCAAAATCCGAATTGTGGGGGTGTTCGCGTGAAAATCCGTATTGCAAGATTGGCGACCGATAGCAAGGGCATGACAGAAAGCGCGGTCGGCAAGTGCGCGGCCATGGTGGGTGACACGGCAGAGACGATAACTGTTGATGCCGTGGAAATCGTCGGCCTCTTATGGCTTCGGCAAAAGGGGATCTTTCAGGCGGAGCTTGCCATCGGGGGCTATGATTCAACGGGCGTATTCCGCGCCGACCACACAAAGAAGCCAGCATTGGTAGCATGGAACCGCGACCAGTACCCGGAACTGTGGGCCAAGTACGGCCTCAATGAGTACAAGTCCATTGACTTCGACGCCGTGGCTCAATGGCTCCACGCCGAGGGGTTCCTTGATGCGGCGGGCCGGGACATTTGGCGGGAGCCGGACGTGGCCGCAAAGATCGAATCGGATACTGGCTCAATCGTTGCCGCGTACCGGCCCGATGTCGTAGCGCGCTACACCTATGTTGCTCCCGTTGTCGATCCCATCATCAAGGAACCTATCAAGGGATAACCATGCCAAACTTCGAATCACTATTCAGCGCCATTGTCGGCGCTGTGGTCGGGGGTGTATTCGCCGGTTTCGGCGCTTACGTCTCATTCTCTAAAATCATCGCGGTGCTGCAAACCAAGATCATCGGGTTTGAGGCGTCGTGCGCGAACTGCAAGAGCAATTTCGAATCTCGCATCTATCGCCTTGAATCCGTTCGCATGGATGGCGACTAGGGAGGCAATCAGTGACAGCGGAAGAATTGATAAAGCGCCACGAAGGGCTTCGGCTCAAGCCGTACCGCGATAGCGTGGGGATTCTGACCGTGGGCTACGGTCACAATCTGCAAGCGACGGGGGAGGTGATCCCTATCGCAATCTCGCAGGAAAAGGCAGACGCCTATCTGCGCGCCGACATGGCGAAGGCGGAAGCGGCGTGTGCGGCCATCGTCCCCGGATACGACCGCCTCTGTGATGCACGGCGGGCCGTCATGCTGGACATGGCGTTTAACCTGGGGCAAGCCGGCCTTGCGGGATTTCGGAAAATGCTCTCGGCCATCCGCTATCAGGACTGGCCGGGAGCCGCCCGTGAAATGGTCGATAGTAAATGGGCGCGGCAAGTTGGGATACGCGCTACGGAAAACGTGTTTATGATGCTGACGGGAGAGTGGCTATGAAAATCAAAATAGTGCTTTCAACGGGGAAAGAAATCGAGCTTACGCCCGAGGAAACGAACGAGCTTTTTGCTTTCAGGAAGCAGGGCGTTGCCTACGTCCCATACATACAGACGGTCCCGGAATGGTGGCCCAATTACACCGTGACCTGTGCCAGCCCAAACCCGGGGGGTGGATCATGATGCACATCCTTGAAAGGTTTCTGATTCATCTCGTCACTGGGCCGATCCTGATCGGGATCGTCTGGGTGGCCCTGGTCTACTGGTACGAGAACAACCGGAAGGTGCGGTGGTGGATGGAGGACGTGGACCGGGTCATGCTGACCGTGGCTGGCCTGGTCATCGCCGCCGTCGTAACCCAGCGGGAGGCATGGGATCTTTACCTGGGCCGGCAGACCGTCGCAAAGACCATCGTGGACCAGTTGTCCTGGTTCGCCATCGCCGGGGCCGGCTGCTGGGGCCTGTACCGGCTGGTGAAGAAGATGGGAGGCCGCCAATGAGCCCGGAAGGAACGCTTTGGTGTTGGTACCTGGCCGGGGCCCTGGCCGCCTTGGCGTGGAAATTCCTGGCCTATTACCGCGTCGGCCGACGGTCAGGCAGGGACTTCCCCGAGATCGCCGACGAGTGGATTTTCGAGCAGAGCCCGGAAAACGCCGTCAGCTGGATCGCCACGGTCCTGGTGGTCTGGTGCGCCGGGGCGCTGTTCATCGAGGACGTGGCGCTGGCCTGGGTGTCATGGATCAGCCTGATCCCGGCCCATCCGGCGTTCGCGGCGCTTTTCGGGTGCGTCATGGAGTATGGCGCCCCCAATGCCTTCAAATGGATCCTGTCCAAGACGCCCTGGGCGTCGCACGGAGCCTGACATGTTGACCCTGCTAGCATCGCTGTGGACCAACCCGCTGGCCCGGAAGTGCATTTTCTACGGCGCCGCTATCCTGGGCATCTTTTTGTGTCTCCGATGGTACGGCAATTCGCAATGGAAAAGAGGCGAGCAGCAGGGCCGACAGACGATGGCGCGGGAAATAGAGCGGTCGAAGCGCGCGGAATGGGAAGCCCGGGAGCGGGAGCTGGCCACCGCGGCCGCCGACCTGGACGCCGAAAAACACTCCCTGGCAGCCGCCACGGAACAGATCGCCCGGGACCGGGCAACCAACAAGGAAATCTTGTCAGTTGCCCTGGAGCGCATCCGGGCGGAAAGGACTAACCATTATGCGGACGCTGCTGCTGTGCCTGACGATCGCGTGTGGCGCGATATCAGGGCTGTCTCAGGACAACTCGCCGCTCACCCCTGACGAGGGCCGTCAGGTCCTGGGACAGCTCCTCGAATTGGGGTCCTGCCGGGAGGAATCGGCCGAGCTGGCCGGGCACATCGAACGGGATCGGGAGCAGGACGCCCGGGAGGCGGCGACCTGGGAGCGGGCCCTGGAGTTGGAGCGCAAGGCGACCGGTCTGGCTGAACGGGAGCGGGACCTCGCCCGGGAGAAGGCCGCCCTCTACGAGGACCTCTACCGGGGCGTCACCCGGGGCCCGGGGGTGGGCTGCCGGATCCTGCAGGTGCTGACGCTGGGAATCCACAGGTGCCAATGACCGACTGGCCAAAAACCCGTTTTATGGCCAGCCCATAGAATCAATAGGTTACCGGATAATCGCTTCATATCACATGCTATAGCAGGTGTCATGGGCGCACACATCGAATGGCTCTCGGGCGTGATGCGCCTCGGGAAGGATTTCCGCAAGTACGGCGACCCATATGAAATGCTCTGTGGGGTGGCGCGTATCGGGGATACCCTCGCCTTCATTGGCGCATCTAGCGAGACCATCGCAAGCATCGTGGGGGAGCGCGAGACAATCCGCGCCCTCCTGCGCCCACTTGGAATCAAGCGCGTCCGGTGGTCGAGGATGCGCGACGGAAAGGAAATATGGCGGGAGTATCCCGTATGACCATGGCAAAGAAAATCGACAAGGTCACAAACTGCATCGTCATTTCCGATACCCATTTCGGGGATCAATTAAGCCTCTGCCCGGAATCCATGCACCTACGGCACGGCGGAACATACCGTGCCAGCCGCTTTCAGAATTTCATCCGAGAGAGGTGGGAGGAATTCTGGAACACATGGGTTCCGCAGGCCACGCGCGGGGAGCCTTACGTCGTGGTCCACAACGGCGACCTGATGGAGGGTCGGCACCACAGGGCCACGCATCCGATCTCGCAGGACATGAGCGATCAGGAGGGCGTGGCCTATGAAATGCTGGCGCCCGTTATCGACAAGTGCCAGGGCCGGTACTACCAGATCGGAGGCACGGAGGCCCACGCTGGCCTGTCTTGCGAGGACGAGGAACGCCTCGCGGCCCGACTCGGGGCCATCCCCGACGGAACCGGCAACCGCTCCCGCTATGAGCTTTTCCTCCAAGTGGGCGACGCGCTCGTCCACTTCGCCCACCATATCGGCACGACCTCCAGCATGGCCTACGAATCGACCGCGCTCGGCAAGGAGTACAACGAGTTTTGCGCGGAGTCGGCGCGATGGGGCAAGCCGATCCCGGACATCATCGTGAGGAGCCACAGGCACCGGCACATTGAGACGCGGGTGCAGACGGCGCGGGGGTACGGAACCATCTTCGTGACGGCCGGCTGGCAGCTAAAGACCCCCTTCCTGTTTCGCCTCCCCGGTGGCCGCGTCACCGCTCCGATGATCGGCGGGAGCATGATCCGGCAGGGGGATGAGGAGTTCTACACGCGGCACAAAATCTGGGGCACAGAGCGATCCAAAACGGAGGTTGCGAAGTTATGAGTTTTTCGTTTGATGATGTGCTGAAGGAAATCAACCGGCTCGAAAGCCAGAACCCTGACGGATGGGCCGTCGCAGACCTGTCGCGCGAGAGCGGAATCAATGTCAAGCGGTGCCGGGAGTGGGTCCGGGAAATGATCGACACGGGTAAGGTGAAGCTTAACGGAAGGGCGAAGCGCATCAGCATCGACGGTCTGAAGCGGCTGGTGCCGGTGTACGTCTTCGTCAAGAAGGGGGCCAAGCGTGAAAAGTAAGACCCCTGTGTCCGACCGCGCCATGGCCGAATACTGGCCGGTGTTCATGCGCGAGGTTTCAAAGCGCCTCGAAACAGGGGCACGAGAATACGGCGACGGCTCATTCGCAAAGACACCGGCAGCCCTCATCGAAGAGGTGCGCCAGGAATTGCGCGACGTTACCGGGTGGTCATTTGTGGCCGATACCCAATTATCGAATATCCTCGAAACCATAGAGGCTATCGAAGACATAATCCCCGGCACCTGCCCGAAACATCCCCGCTATTCCCCCGACAAGCCGCCGCGCATCTGCTGTGAGCGGTGCTGGATGATCTACTCTGTCCGCACGGTCCAGCGCGACATGCTCGACCTCCCATGATCGCCGACTGTGCCCAAGCCGCTTTCCGCTCTGGGAAAGAATGATGTCGGGGCCGTCCTGCGGTTCGCCGGAGCCAAGAGCCGATAGCTCTCCGCGCAAGTAGGCGCGTTCTTCATCTGTAATGTCGAACCTTGTTTCGGCTAGGAGCAGTACGCGCATAAGGTCGGTCCCTTCCGCCTTCGGCACGCGATCCGATGGCCTCTTGGCTACAATGTCAAACCTCGCCTTGTACTCCTTACTCACCCGACCCTGCAATACAGGGTTCCCGCTAGGCTTCTTTTTCATGGCCGAATAATCCCAAAAAAAATATCCGTATACAATCATTTTTCTATTGACAGGGCGTATACACGGGCTTAGTGTGTATACATGACACGACAACGCACGACAGAGCCGATGGCCCACGCGCAGACCAGAATTCCGGTAAGCGCGGACAAGAAGGTCTCCCAGCTTGCGATAGAGGCCGGGAAGTCTCGCGGGGAGATTCTCCGCGAAGCCATCGTCAGCGGCCTGCCGGTTGTCGCGCGCAATATCTCCAAGGGGCGGAAGCCATCCCAGAAAAAGGATGCCGGATTCGGGGTAACTTCGACCCGATAAACCGCCCCAACGCTTTTACTTGCTTCGCTTGCGGAGGTCGTCATGGAAAAGAAATCGGAAACGGTGTCTGTCCGTGTTACCCCGTTCGAAAGAGAAGTCATTAACGACCTCGCTGAGCATGAGCAGCGGAAAGTCTCCGATGCTTTGCATAGGTTAATTTTCGCCGGTAAGGGAAGTCAACATTTACAAAGTTTGCATGATCGACATAAGACGGCATAACGGGTAAAGGGCGCGCCCGTACAAGACGCCCGCAAATGGAGCTAACGATGGCAACGAAGAAAACGCAGGAACCGGAAATGATCGCGATTAAACCCCTGAACCTCCAATACGTCAAGCTGACCCTCGAAGGCACGGCCCCGCTCATGCAGGCGCGATTCAGCGCGAAGGCCATGCAGGCGATGATGGAAAAGATGGCCCAAGGGCCGACCGCGAAGAAGGGCAAGAAGCGCGAGGCCAGAGACTTCGACGAGGACATGAAGAACGCCACGCACTACTCCACCGAAGGGTGGATCGGCGTCCCGGCGTCCGCGATCCGTAACGCCTGCATCGACGTTTGCAGGGTCACGGGCTACAAAATGAACTACGCGAAAATGTCCATCTTTGTCGAGGCAGACGGCCTTGACTCGGTGGACGGCACTCCGCTGATCAAGCTGGACGCTGGCGAACCGGAGCAAACGGCAATGGCCGCGCGCATCGCTATGGGATCAACGGATATCAGGGTGCGCCCGATGTGGCGCAAGTGGAAGCTCAATGTGACCCTGCGCTACGACGCCGACCAGTTCACGGCGTCCGATGTTGTCAACCTCATCAACCGTGCAGGCGTCCAGATCGGCATCGGCGAGGGCCGCCCCTACTCCAAGTCATCGAACGGCATGGGGTACGGGACGTTCAGGATCGCCAGCTAGTCAATCCGGGGGAGGCAAGCCCTCCCCCTTCGCGGCAGGCAAGGCAAGGCTCGGCATGGCAGGGCAGGGCGCGGCAAGGCAAGGCAGGCAAGGCGTGGCCTGGCACGGCCCGGACAGGCAAGGCATGGCAGGCGAGGCTGGGCGCGGCAAGGCTCGTCCCGGCGCGGCGTGGCCAGGCACGGCAGGCATGGACCGGCGAGGCAGGGCAGGGCCCGGCATGGCAAGGCAGGCATAAACAAGGAGGCGATATGGACATCAAGCAGGGCGTGCAGGAAGTTGTAAACAAAATATACGCAGAAGTGGGTGAGGTCAGGCCGAGCGCATTGGTTGAGGCGGCAAGGCCGAAATCCTCCCCGGCGCACAACGCCTTTGAGTGGGACGATTCCAAGGCTGGCGAGGAGTACCGGCTCATTCAGGCGCGGACATGGATCAGGAACGTGCAGATCATCATTGACGAGCAGCCCGAGCGGCTCATTCATGTTCCGTCCATCGTTCGCGACAAGGACGGGAAGCTCAATGAGCGCGAGGGCTACTACAAGCCGGGATCGGTTTTAATTCAGAACCGCGACGAGTTCGACGTGGCCCTTGACAGGGTCAGGAGCCGCATGGATTCCACGGTGGAGTCCTACGAATACCTGAAAAGTCTCGCGGCCAAATCGCGAGACGGCGGTAAGGCGAAGGCACGGCAGATCAACTTCAGGCGGGCAGACAGGGGTTTCGCCCAGGTTCGGGCGGCACTGAGTTAGCTCCTCACGGCAAGGCGTCGCAGGCACGGCAGGCAAGGCCCGGCTTGGCAAGGCCGGGCGAGGCGGGGCCTGGCAAGGCAAAGCAGGCAGGGCAAGGCGAGGCATGGCTCGGCACGGCCCGGATCGGCAAGGCAAGGCAGGCAAGGCAAGGCACGGCACGGCTTGGCATGGCGCGGCTAGGCGAGGCACGGCAGGCAACGAAGCAATAGCAGTTCACTTTCTCGAATAGTGGAGGGCATATGGAGCCCGACTTCAGAACAATCATTTTCCCCGACAAGGATTCCCTGTGGCGCAGGGTGGACTGGCCGGTGGCTATCACATGGGGCGTAATCGCAGCCGTTGAGTTTTGCATCATCTACGGCGCGGCGTCCTACGTCATGGGGGCGATCAGATAATGTGTTTCCAATGGCTCGGCAACAAGATGGAATTCGACGGCAACTATGCGCGCAGGGTAAGCCCGCCGCCGTTCTGGTACTGGGTCTGCATGGCGACTCTTGCGGCCATCCTGCTCGGCGTCTGCATCCATGCGGCTGTCATGTGCCACGCCGGGGGCGTACAGGTTCAGGGCATATACGAGCCGCCGACGCAGAGTGAGATTGACCGGGCGAGGACGGAATACGAGTTTGCGGGGCGGTGGTCGCCAAGGGTAAACCACTAAACCCCGCAGCCGCATCACCCCACGGTGCGGCACCAACCCGAAGGTGGCCTGGCCGTCGCCTTCGGACAACAGGGGCGGTCGATTTCGCGCAAGTCTCCGGGCGTTCCGGGGAGCCGTCCCGAAGGAGGTTTACATTGCATACGTTGGGCCAGCAAGCGAACGGGACATTCCGAGTGGAGCGGTTCAATCCCCTCTACATCCCGTCCTTCGATGAGGCGCAACACGCCTATACCATCAGCGGCGTCCCGGCCCCGTCCGTCACCCAGGTTATCCGCGAGGCCATAGGGGCGAATCCATTCTGGACGCAGCACGGGCGGGACGCGGGGACCGCGACCCACAAGGCGATCCATTATTACGCCGAGGGTGACCTTGACCCGGACTCGCTTGACCCTGAAACGCGGCCCCGGCTTGACGCCTATATCAAGTTTTGTGCCGAAACGGGATTCAAGCCCGACCTCATCGAGCGGCCCCTGTTCCACCCAACTTACCGCTATTGCGGGATGCCCGATCAGGTGCAGTTCGGGCGGGTCGTTATCGACTTCAAAAATGGCGCGAAGCGGCCCGAGTACGCGGTACAGCTTGCGGCCTATGCAAATCTCCTGCACAACCCGCACCAGTACGAACGGTGGTGCGTGCTCCTGAAGCCGGACGGCACCTACAGGCTGGAGACCTACCTGAAGCAGGATCTATCAACCGATTTCAATTACTTTATCAGCTTTTTTAACACTGTCATGTGGAGGCGCGAGAATGTCAGCAGCAGAGCTTAGGGAAATGGAGGAAACCGCGATTGCGCTTGCATCGCAGGAGTCGGCCACGCTGTACGGAAGGGCCATGGCGCTTGTCGTGACCGATCAGGGAACGTACAACCTGGCCGTGGAAATCAACAAGGCGGCGGCAGCCGTCGAAAAGGCGATTCACGCCGCACACGATCCGGTCTGCGAACACTGGCACCAGCTCCACAAACAAGCCGTCGAAGCCCGCAATGCCGACCTGAACAAAGTCGTTGAGGCCAAGAAAGAGTCGAGGCGAAAGGCCGCGAAATGGCAGGACGAGCAGGAGCGCATCCGCCGCGAAGCCGAACGCAAGGCACAGGAGGAAGCCCGCCGAATCGCCGAGGAACAGGCCAGCATTGCCCGCGAAGCCGCCGAAGCCGAGCGGCGCAGGATCGAAGCCGAGGAGGAAGCCGAGCGGCTCCGCTTGGCCGAGGACGCTGAAGCTGGTGGGGCTACCGCCGAGGAAGTGACCGAGATCCTCGCCACGCCGCTTTACGAAGCGCCGGTCATTGTCCCCGAGCCGGTCGCGCCCGTGGTCATGCCGACCGTTGCGCCAACATTTCAGAAGGCGGCGGGGTTCGCGGTCAGGTGGAACTACCGCGCCGAGGTCGTCGACCTGACGGCCCTTATCCGCGCAGCAGCCGCCAATCAGGCGCTTGCCGTGTACTTGCAGCCAAACGAAAAGGTGCTGAACCAGATCGCGCGGGCGCAGAAAGAGGCGTTCCGGGTGCCGGGGTGCGAACTCAAGAAAGAGAGGGTGTAATGAGTAGCGAAGCGGTTGTAAGGGCTGGACAGGCGGGAGTGGCGCAGATCGACATGACGCCGCGCAGCCTTGAGGAGTCAATGGCGTTTGCGGAAAAGCTCTCGCAGTCAAAGCTTGTGCCGCAGGGGTATCAGGGAAAGCCGAACGACATTCTGGTGGCGATGCAGTACGGCTACGAGATCGGCCTTGCTCCGATGCAAGCCCTTTCCAGCATCGCCGTAATCAATGGTCGCGCATGTCTGTGGGGCGATGGCGCGCTGGCAGTCGTGCAGAAATCCGGCCTCATGGAAAACTTCAAAGAAATGACAGCCGACGAGATCCGCCAAGCCGAGCGCGCCATATTTTGGGCGAAGCGGCGCGGTGTCGCCGAGCCGATCATCCGCGAGTTTTCCGTTGCGGACGCGAAAAAAGCGGGCCTGTGGGGCAAGACGGGGCCGTGGTCCTCGTACCCGTACCGAATGCTCCAGATGCGCGCGCGGTCTTGGGGGCTGCGTGACGGCTTTTCCGATGCGCTCAAGGGGCTGGCCATCGGCGAGGAAATACAGGACGTTCAGCCGACTGAAGCCCCTCGCGTACTCGCCATGCCGCGCAGACTGTCCGAGTCGCGGCCCGAGCCCGAAGCCTTGCCGGAGCCGGTGGTGACGGAGCCAGAGCAATCGTCCGATCCCGCAGACGGCCCGAAGACGTGCGAGGAGTGCGGCTCCGATCTCGCCTATCACCCCGATGGTCAATGGGGTCCGTGGTGGTCGTGCTCCAAGTACAAGGAGACCGGCTGCTCCTACAAAATCAGCCTCAAGAAGTGGATCGCCGCGCACCCCGCCGAGAAGGGAGCATAAATGCCAGACACAAAGATCAAATTTGGCGGCCTGTGGTCGAACGAGGCCAAGAACGGCACCACCTACCTGATCGGGAACTTCGGGGACGCTAAGATCCTGGTCTTCCCGAACTCGTTCAAGAGGGAGCCGAAGCACCCGGACTTCATAGTCTATTTCGCCAGCCGGGAGAAGAAGCTCGCAGACGGGCCAGAGCCGGAGCAGTACCCGGACGGCGACACGCCCTTCTAACCACAAGTGGGCCGCGCATACGTCACGCGGAGAAAGGCCGTCATGAAGAACTGCAAATGCGATTTCACCTGGGGATACGAAACGATTCAGTGCCACAGATGCAAGCTGCATCAGCCGTTGCTGGCCAAGTCGGAGCTTGACGCCAAGGCCAAGGCCGATGTCGAGGAGGCGCTCGGCATCATGATGGCAGCAGAAATTGCGTTCAACGCCATCACGGAAATCGAGGTCACGAAATGATCCCCATGCGCCCAATCCTACCTCGTGACCCATGGGATATCCCCGAGGATGAGCCCTCCGAAGACGAGGACTTGGCTCACGAGGAGAGCGAATGGGAGGACAGGCGGGAACGAAATATCGAGGATGGGATATGGCGGGCATGATCCCCGACACCTGCCCGAAGTGCCGCCGGGATCTTCGCGCCGGGGAAATACCTGGTGATCAGCGCACCGGGCTCGAGACACACTATAGCCACGTGATAGCGGTCTATGATAGGGGGCGCGATCGCACTGTGGCGTGGCGATGCCCGTTTTGCGGGCATGGATGGAGGAGGAATGGGCATGACGGCGCGTAAACCGTGTTTCGAGTGTAACGATTATGAGCAGGACAATATGGACATAGGCGAGTGTCTTGAGTCGCCGCTCTGCACCTCGGTCGATGGGCCATGCTGCTTTATGATCCGTGGCGGACATTGGGAGGATTGCAGTTCTGGCGCAAGGTCCGAGGAGTACCCCGCATGGCGCTATAAGCAGAACATGGCACAATGCCCCTGCTGCAAGGGCAGCGGGTTTATCGAGAAGGAAGGGTCCATCGTGGACGCCATTCGGGCGTTGGAGTGGGTCGAGGAGTTCGGAGTTGCATGGTGTGCGTTCTGCGGAGAGTCGATTGAGCATGGCCACGCCGACGATTGCAAGCTCGCCGCCGTCCTGCGGAGGTTGAAATGAAAGAGCGACCGATTTTATTCAGCGGCGAAATGGTGCGGGCAATCCTCGACGGGACGAAAACGATGATGCGGAGTGTGGTGAAGCTCGATGAATTTGGCCCGTCAGATACTCCGGGATACGATTTCACGTTCCGGAAGGATGGTCTATTGCACGACGTGAGGCTGGCCGACATGCTCAACCCTCCACTGATGCTCCCAGGTGAAGCCCATCAGTGCCCCATCCTCGGCAAAATCCTCCCTCCCGTACCAGTTATTTTCGCCGGCATACTTCTCCAGCCCATCCCGCAAAATCCGCGCCGCAACTTTCCTGGCACCTGCCCCTACGGCACCATCGGAGACCGGCTTTGGGTGCGGGAGACGTGGGCGCCTCATCCGCAAGATCCATCTACGATCTTCTACCGCGCAACGGTCGAGTCCGAGCCAGGAATCCGCGTGTGGGATGGGCCGTGGCGTCCCTCCATCCACATGCCCCGATGGGCCTCCCGAATCACCCTCGAAATCACCGGCATCCGCGTGGAGCGAGTGCAGGACATCAGCGAGGAGGACGCGAGGGCGGAGGGGGTGGGCGCGCACGGAGGATGGAACGCCGACGAAACCGAGTACGGCGTCAATGCTCGCGGCCCATTCTCGCACCTCTGGGATTCCATCAACGCCAAGCGCCACCCGTGGGCGTCGAATCCCTGGGTATGGGTGATCGAGTTCAGGGAGGCGGAATGATCGACATCGAAGACCTTGAACGCCGCATGACACGCCGGGATGATGAACCGCTATTACCCCCTTCGCCGGAGGAAGTCCTCGCCCTCATCGCCGAGATCCGGCGGCTCCAAGGCATCCTCAGCGACTACAACGGCACCGAGAAAGAGGTGCTCATGGCCCGCGTGGAGAAGCTGGAGCGGGAGAACCGGGCGTTGGGGAAGATGGTGGGCAATATCAACCGTGAAGTTTCATTGAACGTAGTCCTTGGCCCGACGGATCGAGTGGAATGAAATCCGCCCCCGAAGAACAGCTTGCCTTGCATATCAAGGCCATCGGCCTACCGGCTCCGGTGCGGGAATTCTACTTTGCCAAGCCGCGCCGATTCCGTGCCGATTTCGCATGGCCGGACCGGAAGATTCTGGCCGAGGTGGAGGGCGGAACCTGGTCAGGCGGTCGGCATGTTCGCGGCAAGGGGTACGAATCGGACTGCGAGAAGTACAGCATCGCCGCCATGCTTGGGTACAGGGTGTTGAGGTTCACCACGGCGATGGTGAGGGACGGAAGGGCTATTAGATTTTTAACGGCTACGATTGGGGAGGACGGCAAGTGAAACCGATGTACACCATCCAACGGTGCCGCAAGGACGATACCCTTCATGGCCCAGTGCATTACTGGAATGGTTTGAATGAAACCTTGTGCGGCGCGAGGACTGGCTACAACTGGTGGATTCTCACGAATAATTTCGACGGCGTAGCAACGTGCAAGAAGTGTATCGAAATCAATAGGAGGAATAGATGCGGCAACTGACAGAAGCGGAAATCGAAAAGCTCGAATCCATGCGCGAGCCTTTGTGGTCTCAGCGGAACGCCTTCAAAGACGAGGTGCTCCGTGCGGCCAAGGCTCTCAAGGTGGCGCGGATGCAGTTCAAACAGGCGAATGACGAGTTCGAGGTGGTGCAGAATCAGATTACGACCGGCACGACCGACGACGATCAAGCGCCGTTGGCCTAGCCATCGAGATCGTCGAGGCGGAATTTGCGAAGGAGGGGGAGGATGGAAAAGCATAAACCATGTCCGTTTTGCGGAGGCAAACCAAAACTGGAATCTGCCGGGTATCGCACCAATATCTATTGCCAGAAGTGCGGGGCTTCGTCGCGCATGGTACTTGGGACCGCCCAGACCATTGAGGCTTGGGCCGCGTGGGATCGCCGGGAGGGGGAGGAATGAATCATCTTTGGATCATCGAATCGCGCACAATCGGAGGCGATTGGACGATAGCCGACAACTGCGGATATGACGAGGCGGGCGATGCCGAGGATTACATCGCACTTGCGAAGGCGTTTCATCCTGACTGGGAATTCCGCATTTCCAAGTATCAGCGGGTGGAGGGGAAATGACCTGTCCGAACTGCAAGAAACTGGAGCGGGAGAACAGGCGGATGATGGAACAATCGGGAGTCATGGAGAGAGTCCGCGATACCCACCTGTCCATGATCGGATCGAACAAAGAGCGGTACGTGGAAAGCCTGCGAATGCTCGATGGGCAGATTCAGCGGGTGCAAGAGCAGATATGGGATTTGATGTGGGCCGAGGAGGAATAATGACCGACTGGCTGCAAAACCTGAAGGTTGGGGATGAGGGGAAGGCGTAGCCCGATATGCCCGCATGCTCATGCAGGAGCCGGGGCTTGAGGGGATGTTTGAGACCAGATCATGAACTACTACAACGAATGGGAAAAATTCCCGGCCCAATGGTTGCGGGAATTGGCGGCGGATGGACTCATACCGGAAGGGGTGGTCGATGAGCGCAGCATTACCGAAATCAGACCAGAAGATCTCGCAGGATACAACCAGTGCCACTTTTTCGCAGGGATCGGAGGTTGGCCCAGGGCCCTCAGACTCGCCGGAATCCCGGCAGATTTCCCTATTTGGACAGGTAGCTGCCCCTGCCAGCCCTTCAGCACCGCCGGAAAGCGCGCCGGGGCGGCAGATGACAGGAATCTCTGGCATATCTGGTTCGAGCTTATCAGAGTTTGCCGACCGAATGTCGTTGTTGGCGAACAGGTTGCGTCGGCTATTGCCGTGGGATGGCTCGACCGAGTACTCGATGACCTGGAGTCGGCGGGATACGAAACATGGGCGTGTGTACTACCAGCTTGCAGCGTCGGGGCGCCGCACATCCGAGCCAGGCTGTTCTGGGCTGGCGTCAGGGTGGACAACGCCGTCGGCGGTGGAGCCAGACGGGTCAACGCATCGGCCCAGCCGGGAGGCGACCGGGCGCACGACGGACTATCTGGGCAGACAGGTACACGAGATTGCGGGGTGGCGCTCCCCCACGGCAACGGACGGGACCAACGGCGGCCCGAACGCGAGGGACCGGACGGGGCATCCGCACTTGTCGATGGAGGCGCAGCTTGCGGGCTGGCCGACGCCGAAAACGCCAACTGGGGGAGGTCAGGAGGTGCGGACGACTCCGGGCGGCGGACTACGGAAGCTGGAGGATGCGGTGATTCAGTGCGCCGGCTGGGCGACAGCCAGCAGCCGCGATTGGAAGGACACGCCGGGGATGGCGCAGACTGGGACGAACCCGGACGGATCGGAGCGGGAGCGGCTGGATCAACTCCCGCGACAGGTCACTGGTCTGATGCCATCCCCATCCTCTGCCGGGACGGAAAAACCCGGCGAATCCCTGCGCCTCAACCCGGCCTTCAGCGGCTGGCTCATGGGCTACCCGAGGGAATGGATCTTGGCTGGGCTGAGAGCGCATTTCCACTTGCGGGGAAAGTCGAAGGGCGCGTATGGCTGCTCCGGGGGTACGGAAACGCCATCGTCCCCCAGGTTGCAGCGGCGTTTCTTCGGGCGGTGCTTCAATGACCCTCCCCCTCCGCCGCCTCCTCCGCTCCCTGTGGCCGCGCTCCTTCATCTTCGTCTGCCCCTACTGCGGGGAGCGCGTCAGGGTGCCCCACGCGGAGCATTACAGGGTGGGCGGACGGGATGAGTGTCGGGGGGAGTGGGTTAGGTATAGGAGGGTGGAGTGAACCATCAAGTTTTTCTTGTAGGTTGGAGGCAACCATTGATCGAATACTCAGAGTTTCTAGAGGCAAAGGCGCCGTCTGCGCCATCATTTGGAATAGTGCCAAGCGGCACGAGTGCAATCCTGTATCCATTCCAACGGGCTATAACCGAGTGGGCTATCAAGCGGGGAAGGGCCGCCGTATTCGCCGACTGCGGTCTCGGCAAGACGCTAATGCAGCTTGAGTGGGCACGCCAGTCTGGGGAGCGGGTGCTTATTGTCGCCCCTCTTAGCGTCTCGGATCAGACGATTGACGAGGCGCAAAAGCTCGGGATGGATGTCACTTGGGCCGACCGGCCGATTGACGGCAGGGGCGTCTTTATCACCAATTACCAAAAATTGCAGCACTTCACTGGCGGCGGCTATGACGCCATTGTGCTCGACGAAAGCAGCATTCTGAAATCACTGGACGGCAAAACCAGAACAATGCTGCTTCGGAAGTTCACTGACATCCCCAGGCGGCTATGCTGCACGGCAACCCCCGCCCCAAATGATCTATCTGAAATCGCCAACCACTCAGAGTTCCTCGGGGTAATGCCACGCAATGAAATGCTGGCGAGCTTCTTTGTCCACGATTCCGATGGGGCCGGAGCTGGCAAATGGCGCATCAAGGGCCACGCCCAGGATGCTTTCTGGAAATGGGTAGCCAAGTGGGCGGCGTACATCCGCCGTCCATCGGATCTCGGATTCGACGATGGCGATTTCCTACTGCCCGAACTGACCATCCGCGAGGAGGTAGTCCGCTCCGACTGGAGGCCCGAGGGGATGCTTTTTGCAGGGGCCCTTGGGGGAATTCAGGAGCGAAGGGCGGCGCGGAAGTCAACTATCGCCGACCGCGCGGCGGCCGCAGCGAAGCTGATATCGGAATCCAACGACCAGTGGCTTGTGTGGTGCGGGCTCAACGACGAGGCCAAGGCGCTGCAATCTGCGCTTGAGGGATCGGTCAATATCGAGGGATCGACCCCTGATTCCGAGCGGGTAAGCGCAGAGCGTGCATGGCGCTTGGGGCAGACAAAAACACTCATTACCAAGCCATCAATTTTCGGGTTCGGGATGAACTGGCAGCACTGCCACAAGATGCTGTTTTTGGGGATAGGGGATTCGTACGAGCAGTATTACCAGTCGACCCGCCGATGCTGGCGCTTCGGCCAGAAGCACAACGTGGAGGTGGTGATTGTGGTTAGTGAACAGGAGCGTGAAATCGTGGAAAACGTGAAGCGAAAAGAGGCTATGTCGTCTGAGCTATCCGCATCGGTGATCGAGCACTCCCGCTCGGCCATGATCGACGAGATCATCGGGAGCGACAGCGCCAAAAGCGAGTACTCGGTGGCCGAGAAATCCGGCGACGGCTGGACGATGAAACTTGGGGATTGCATTGAGCGCATACGAGAAATAAGTGACGGGGTGGTACAGCTCTCGGTATTCTCCCCCCCATTTGCCTCGCTTTACACCTATTCGGCCAGTGATCGGGATATGGGCAATAGCCGGGACTACGATGAATTTTTCACGCATTTCCGCTTCCTGATCCCCGAGATATTACGCATCACGCAACCGGGACGGCGCTGCCTTGTGCATTGCCAGCAGGTGACCACAACCAAGACCACGCATGGCGTTATAGGGTGGCGCGACTTCCGGGCTGATATCGTGCGGGCATATGTCGAGAGCGGATGGGTTTATGACGGCGAGGTAGTGATAGACAAAGACCCCCAGACCCAGGCCATCCGCACCAAGTCCAAGGCGCTGATGTTCGTCCAGAAGAACAAGGACAGTTCGTGGTGTCGCCCCGCCATGGCAGATTACATCCTGTGCTTCCGGCATCCTGGCGATAACACGGTCCCGATTGTGCCCGACGTATCCAATGAGGAGTGGATCCAGTGGGCCCGTCCAATTTGGTACGGCATCCGGGAGTCGGACACCCTTAATGCCGCAGCGGCCCGGACCGAAAAAGATGAGCGCCATATCTGCCCGCTGCAACTCGGGACCATCGAGCGGTGCGTGAGACTGTGGAGCAATCCCGGCGAGACCGTATTTTCCCCGTTCGGCGGGATTGGGTCTGAGGGATATGTGGCGCTCCAGTATGATCGAAAATTCATCGGGATTGAACTGAAGCCCGAATATTGGCGGCAGGCTTGTGCGAATCTCGCAAATGCCAAGCGGCAGATAGATTTGTTCGCGCAGACGGTATAGGCGAACCATCAAGTTTTTCTTGTAGGTTGGAGGTAGTAGAACGTGCGCCAAAGAATCAGAACAATCAAGCCGGAATTTTTCAAGCATTACGACCTGTATCGGGCCGAGAAGGAGTCGAAGCTTCCACTCCGTTTGGCCTTCGCCAGCCTGTTCACTATCGCCGACCGTGAAGGGCGTTTCAAGTGGCGACCGGAGGAACTAAAGGCGTACTGCCTTCCATACGACCAGATCGACTTTTCACGCGTGCTTGACGCGTTGACCACGCGTGGATTTATCGAGCGGTACGAGTGCGCCGGAGAGCCGTATGGATGGATACCGACCTTTTTAAAGCATCAGGTCATAAATAACAGGGAAAACCATAGCGAACTACCAGACCCTTTAGATGCAGATACTTCGACGCGTGGGGCACGCGTGGGGCACGCGTGGTCGGACTTTGCAAATCTAGATAAAGCGGAACGGGAACGGGAACGGAAGGGAACGGAAGGGAAAACTACGTTTGCGCGGAGCGATTCCGTTCCGGAATCCTCCACGCCGGAATCCAGCGACGTCTTTACCGATCTTCCCTGCACAGGTAAAACCCAAACCTGGCCGGTGACGAAATCCTACATCGCAGAAATGGCCCCCCTGTATCCCGGCATCGACGTAGAGGCCGAAATCCTCCGCGCCAAGGGGTGGCTGCTCAACAACCCGACCAAGCGCAAAACGGCTGTCGGCATGACGCGGTTTCTGGGGTCGTGGTTCGCGCGGGAGCAGGACAAGATTCGCTCCCCGACGCTACCCACGCGCCCCTCCCCCGATCTCCACATAGGCGCAAGTGACGAACCACCATCACCATGGACACCCCAAAAGCAGGCAATGCTAGAGATTGAATTAGAGACAGATCCGGCCAAGAAGGCCATAAAGATGGCCGCTTACAAACGCGAATACGAGACAGGAAGCGAGGTTGCATGATTGAGATCAAGGTGAAATTGGCTAGGCAGGGGGCGAAACTGCCCACACGGGCGCACGACACTGATGCCGGTTGGGATCTTTACGCGGATTACGATTTCCAATTGGGGTTTATGGAAATAGACCGCGTGAATACAGGCGTCAAGGTGGCTATTCCGGCGGGATACTACGGCCAGATTGTGGGCCGATCGGGACTGGCGGCAAAGGGAATATTGGTCCACCAGGGGACGATTGATTCCGGCTACCGAGGCGAAATCAAGGTCGTGGTCCAGAGCCTTGGCACAATGACGCGATGCAAAATTGAGCGCGGAAACCGCATAGCCCAGCTCCTCATCCTGCCGGTCCCAGAAGTCAAGTGGACCGAGGTTGACAGCCTCGACGAAACCGACCGGGGCACCAACGGCTTCGGAAGCACGGGGAGGTGATATGGCCACCACTCACTACGTCAAGAAAGACGGCACCGTCTCCTACTACACCGGCAAAACCGACTGGGAGCGCCCTACTCGGAAATGCGCCATATGCGGCTGCGCGGATGCCCCGGTTTGGCAGGATCGGCCGAGTGGGAAGAAACTGGCGATTCAGCGGTGGTATTTCTGCCGACCGTGCTGGGAACGGCACTGCAGGATATGCGGGATCAAAATCGAGGAGGTAGCATGACGCCAGGAAAGGCTGTGAGGCTGTATTGTCTGGAGTGCCGGGAGACGTTCGCCGATGTCCGGGAGTGCGAGTGCGGCGCCAAAAGTCCATTCCCGTGTCTGTTCCACGGCAACCGGATGCGAACCGGGAGGGTCTCAGTCAAGACGATCCGCAAATTCTGCCTCTGGTGCATGGGAAACAGTTCGACGTTGGTCGGGGACTGTAAAAGCGAAAAATGCCCCCTCTGGGAGTACCGGATGGGGAAAAACCCGAAAAGGACGGATAGGCCGGAGCCGGTGGGCCTCAAAAACTGGCGCGTAGCAAGGGGTTTGGCTCCCAGAAACGACGATCTCGGGCCGACCCATACCCTAGTATAGGC